CTCGTCAACTCCGCATCGCTCGACCGGACGGCACCACTGGCGTACTTGACCGACGCACCCTCAGTTTCCTTCATCACGGCATCAACTCCTTGTAGCGGTCCTCAAACAACTGCTTTGCCTGCTGCCAGCAGTACGGCAGGATGGGGCCAGCCATCGGCTCAACGTCGATGCCCCAATCGTGATCGACAGTGAGCAGGTCACGCTTCTCCGCCATCAACGCACGCAGGTCGGCCTCCTTCACCTCGCTGGGCATGGGCCACACCAAGCCGAACTTGGAGGCGATGGTGCGTTGAATGTGTTCCTCTAGGTCGCGGTACTCCGGAAGCATGTTCTTGAGCGGCGTGGCAACGTCGCCCAGATACGCCTCGCTGGCGTCGTGCAGAAGCCCCCATACGGCGTGTCGCTGGTCGCAAATCTTGCTGACCATGACGCTGTGCTGCGCCACCGAATACGGGCACTTGGAGTGACCCGTGAACCGGTTGATGAGCGACAGTGCGTGCGAGATGTCTGGAAGCCGAACATCGTCCACCGTGAAGTCGGAGAGGTCGATGACCTTGCCGGTGAACGTCTGCATCATCGTCGTCCCAAGAGTCCTCATGTCAGCACTCCTTGCAGATGAGTGGGTCCATCGGGCGCAGGGCAGACTTCGGCACGAAGTACGCCTCCCCGTAGTTGCCGTAGTTCGCCTTGAACTGCGGACGCTTGGCATCGCCGCACCGCATCCAGCCGTGCAGCGTGAAGTCGTTTGGGCCTCCGGTGACGAGGACATACACGTCGTCGTCACGGTCGCCGTCGCGGACGATGAGGTCGTAGGAGTGCTTGCTCCGCGTGCGAATCTGAATGTTGTCGCCAACGTCCGCAGCCTTGAAGGTGTTGACGCTTCCGCTCCAGTAGCGGTTGGTCGCCTTCGCAAACGCTGCCTCGCCAAGCGCCCCCAGAATGTGGGCACTCCACTCGTCGCTGATCGCAAGCCTGCTGACACAACCCTTCCGCATCGCCTCGACGTTGCGAGACACGCCGACGAGGGCAGCACGCGACACCTCAAACCATTCCAGAGAGACGTTCATGCGTCCTCCTTGCGACGGTATCCGAGCGACCACAGGATGCGGGTGAGATCGTCGCCCTGCTGGGTGACATGCTCCTCGCTGTGCGTGGGGTTGGCGGCGTGCAGAAACTCGTGAATCTCCACATTCAGACGGGCACGCCCTTTGAGCCTCTCGTCAATCAACACCTTCTTGCGGACCAACTGATTCTTGGGGTCCGGCATGAACGTCCACCCGATAGCCTGACCCTTCAGGCGGGTGTAGCGCCACAGCCACCGCACGCCGTTGATGAGAAACGAGTGGTCTTCAGCCATCACCGAGCCCCCTGCACCTGTTGGATGAACCGCTCGATCTGCTCCAGCGGGAACGTCACGAGCCACTCCTTCTCGTTCTGACGGTGCAGCACCACCGGGCAGAGGTCGCCGCACTGCTCGCGAGACTTGTCCATCACGGCGTGGAGGTTCAGCCCACGCTCGACACGCTTCACCTCCAGCCAGAGGTGCGGCGTGCCCGGCGAGATGAGGTCGCTGGCCGACTCCGTGCCGCTGTGCTGCTGCGACCGGCGGGCATGGGCCTGCGGGAGGTGGCGGTTCCATTCCGCCGCCGCCTCCAACTCGCCACGCTTGCCTTTCTGCCTGCTGTTGATCGCCATGCGCTCTATCTCCGGTGGGGTTCCGTTCCGCTCTCGCCACATGAAGACCCTGAAGGGGTAGCGTCCGGGCCCATACCCGAGATGCACCTTCCGACGTAGCGAAGCCAAAAACGCAGGGTCGTAGTTGGCGTCGTCCACCTCCCGCTTGGCGGTGAGGCACATGGACTTGGTGAGGTCGTGCTTGCCTCCGCTGTGCAGCCCGTCATGGCAATACATGCAGAGACGGAGGAGGCAACGCCTGTCGTGGACCCTCCCCGCACCTTGCTGGAGATGGTGGATGTGCAGCGGCAGGCGCCGTGCCCAGCACACGGCACAGAACGGGTACTCGTCTGCGAACGCCGACAGCACTTCATTGCTCATGCCTCCAGCACCGTCTCAAGGATCGCCGTCATGGCGTTGTCGAAGTCCTTGAGGTCGTTGAGAGACTGGAACTCCACCCGCCACTGGAACGTCGTCTGACGAAGGCCAGTGCCCGTGTCGCCAACGTCCATCACCTGCTCGCTGGACTGCTTGCCACGAGCCAGCACCTCCGCAGCGGCGTGCGCAGCCGCGACGAGGTCGGAGTTCTCCTTGAACAACTTGCTCAGAGCCGCCGCCATGATGTTTCCCATCTCACCCTCCATGAGCCTGTAGCCATTGCCTAGCCACAGCGAGCCACAGGCACAGGCTCGCCATGTCCTCTTGCGACGTGATGGTCACTGCGCCATCCGTGTCGATCACCACAGCCGACTGGTGGGGCTGCGCAAACCACTCCTCGTCGGACTCCGTCTCCGCGCCGAGAACGTCACGCAGCACCTCCACGCCGTTCGACGGGCGACAGAGAGCGGCGAGCCGCCGGTTGTTGGCGTCGGTGTACCGCAGCAGGATCAAGTCCTTAGCCATTCCACAACCTCATGAGTTCAGGGCCAGCCCCAGACTCGCACTGCCCATCCGCCAGTTCACGGAGGGCGTCGATGGCGAGAGCGAGTTGAGATTCCAAAGACAGAACTTTTTTCTTGAGTGCGTCCACGTCGAACCGCAGAGACTCTGCCTCTCGGGACACATCGTGGACCGTTTTCTTGGGGTGAAGCCCGTGAGTCTCGGCAACGGACTGCAACTGCTCTTGGTGTCCGCCCTTCTTCTGACGCTGTTTCTTCTTCTTCCGGGACGCCCACGAGTGGCTGCGAGCCTTCTTCTCCCACGACTCAAGTTTGATGCCGCAAGTCGTGAGCATGTGGAGACGCAAGCGGCCTTCCTTTTGGGCTTGGTCGCTGATCTTGGTGCCGGACTCGGAGAACTCGACGTACTCATGGCAGGCGTTGCACAGGCTTATTAGGAAATGGAGGCAGTCCTGCCGACCGTCCAGAACTTCCTTCGTATAGCGGCGGTGGTGAACGCACTGAGCGGCCCGGAAGCAGCACTGGCACTTGTATTCATCACGGGCAAACACTCCGAGCCGGATGCGTGCCCACTTCGGACTCCTCAAGTAGTCGGAGTAACACTGATTCATCACTGACTCTCTAAGAGAAGCGCTGAAAGAAGTAATCAAGTCTGTTGTTTGAAGGCTCTACGGGTGGACGGCGACTAATCCCCAGCCCGAAGGCAAGGGTTAGCCGCCACCTCAAGTCCGCTGTTCGTTAGGACGTAGGGTGCCCTCCATGCCACAGGGGCGGAGAGATGCGACCTGCTTATCGAGCGTCCTGTCGCCCGCGTGACTTAGCCCTGTCGCTTGCGGCTGGCGTACCCACTGTCGTCACGATCCCTTCTGGTCGTGGGTCATGCGTCTGCGTGCCAGAGGTTTTCCCAACCCACGCAGCCGTTCGTATTGTCAACTGGTTACTTCTTGCGGCGGACCAACTCCTTTCGCACGGCGGACTTGAACGGCGACTCCTTCTTCGTGGAGTTGAGAACCCACGACAGGTAGTCGGCAGGGATGTCGGTGAGCGGCACGCCCTCGTACTTGCCGTAGAGCATCCGCCAGCCCCGCTTCTTGGGGCCGGTCGGGGCGGCGAACAGGTCGCGGGTCGTGTGGTCGAACGTCACGCCCACGATGAGCCGCTTACGCTTTTCGATGATGGCGGCGGTCTTCGCCTCCAGTTCAGCGAGATCGTGAGCGTCCTGAGCGGCGATGGCATCCATCGCGTTGACACCCTCGCTGCCAATGGCAGAGGCGACACGCTCCCGGCGAGCCTTCGACTTCCGCGTCTTGGCGTCCAGAACGTCGAGGGCGTTGAGAATCTGGTGGTTGCGGCTGGAGTCCGTGATGTCGTAGACGTGGAACGTGGGCTTATCGCTCGCTGCGATAGCGGCCAGCCGCTCGTCCAGCGTCATGCCCGGCTGCAACACGCCCGGCAGTGTGCGAGTGCCTCGACCCAGACGCTGCTCATACCGCGACAGGGATCGCTGCGGCGAGGCGAAGTAGATGTTGCGGACTTCCGGGTGGTCCCAGCCGCAACTCAGGACGCCGACGTTGATAATGATTTTCGCGTCACCGCACCGGAACGCCTCCATGTTGGCGGCACGCTCGACCTCGTTCTGTCGGCTGTGGACGACGGCAACCCGGCACCCATAGCGGGCGAACACGTCTTGCAGCAGGTACAGTTGCTTGAGTTTGCCCGCGTAGATCACGCTTGGCATGCGGGCATGCGTCTGGAGGACGAGGCTGCTGATCTCCTGAGCGAAATGCTCGCCGGTCAGGACGGCTGCGAGTTGGCGCTGATCCCATTCGTGAGCCACCTCGTCCACCAGCGTCAGGTCGAACGCCTTGCTCTCCGAGAGATGGCACGTCGGGCCGACCAGCCAGCCCTGCCGGATGAAGTCCGCCATGCCGTAGGAGATTTCAGGGCGAGGCCAATACCGCAGAGCCTTTCCCTTCTTCTTGAAGGGCGTTGCGGAGAAGCCCACGATGGTCGCCCCTCGCGACTCAAAGTGGTTCAGCAGCCTCTCAAACGCTGGCGTGGTCCCGATGTGGCACTCGTCCACGACGACCAGCGTCACGCGGTCATACGCCGCCATCTTGTATCGGTCGCCAGAGAGCAGCGAGTCTCGCGAGCCGACGATGACGCGGCGGCGAAGACCCTCGATCCACTCCGCGAAGTTGGCCCCCTGCTCGATGTCACAGCCCTCACCGAGACGCAGTTGCAGGCGGTCGCGAGCCTGCCGCATGAGTTCGATGAGCGGAGCGATGACGAGCGGGAACCGTGCGATCCGACACAACTCCGCGAACACCTCCGTCTTGCCAGCACCAGTGGGCAGGGCGACGGTGATGCGGCGGGCGCCGCCCTTCGCGGCGAGGCAGATGCTGCGGACGGTGTCCTGCTGGTAGTCGCGGAGGACGACGGGCTCATGCGTCAGCGTGTTCATTCTTCGGCTTCCTTGCACGGGTTTTCTTGCGTGCCTTCTTCGCTTTCTGCGGAGCAGGCTTCTCTTGGTTCTTGGCCCAGCGGCTGGAGCAGACGGTCGCCTCGCACTCCTGCGGCTCTTGCGGAGCGATAGGCTGCGGGATGTCGAGTGCCGCTGCGATGCGTACGTCAGCGAGCCGGGCCATCACGTCGAGTTCCGCCAGCAACTGCGGCAGGATCGCCTTGCAGAAGTGGTGGGCAACGTCAGAGCCCAGCACGTCTTGCTGAGCCATGACGCTGATGACGCGGCTGTAGTCGAGGAGTTTCTGGTTCATGGGAAAAAGTGCCGGATGGATGGGACGCAGTCCGGCGCTGCGCTGAGGGGTAGGCCCAACCTCCTTGTGTGGTCAGGACGCCAACGCTGGCTCCTGCTGCTCGTCCAGTGCGTCAGCCAAGTCCTTGATCTGGTCGAACGACTTCTTGCTCAGAAGCCCCTCTGACAGACCCTTCTGGGCACGAGCGATCTCTGCCGCCCTGCCCTTCGCGTCCTTCGCCGCCTTCAACTTCTTCTGGAGGGCAGCGACGATTCGCGGCTCGTCGTTCACCGTCGCGGTGGCGTGCGTGGCGTTGGCCTGCTGGCCGTCGTCGTCGTCGTCGGCAGCGATGCCCACGACCGCACACAACGCCACACGCTTCAGGTAGGTGGCGGTGGACGCCAACTGCTGCGGTGCGACGTTCGCCTTCATCGGCAGGTACGACCGCTGGAACTGGCCGCTCTTGTGACCAAGCGTCGTCACCAGCATCAGCGTCGAGCCGTCCTCTCCGAACGGCATGAACGTCTGCGTGACGCTCAGTCCGTTGGCGGCGAGGGCCGCACGGATCGAGTCGAACACGGTGGCGAGGTCCGCGTAGTCGGGGATCGGCTTGCCGTCCGGCCCCTTCTTCGCGAAGTGGCTGACGCACGTTCGCGGTGCGTTCTTCAACTGACCGAGAGCAGCGGCGTGTGCCGCAAACAACTGGTCGAGATGCTCGCTGGCCTCAGTCCAAAGCGATTGGGTCTTCACGATTGGAAACTCCTCAGTAAGTACGCCGGAAACTCCAACTCAAACACCTCGCCGTGATGGTCCGGCAACCACCAATCGAGGTCTTCACGCAGACGGAGATCAGCGAGAGCCCGGTCCATCAGCCGACGCCCTTCGGCAACGACGACTTCGGGCAGCGTCACGACTTGGCAGTCGTGCGAGATGCTGGTGCTGACGACGATGAAGTGCAGCGGGCGTGGCTCAAGGCCACACGCCTCCATGCCCAGCCGATACCACGCATCTTGGAGGTGGTACTTGAATCGGATGACGCTCGCGGGCCACTGACTGCGGATGTCCTCGTCGCTCGTCGTCTTGAGGTCGATCCACACGTCAGGAGTGCGTGCGTCGTACCGACACTTCAGCCGGTCGCCCTGCGGCGTCGTCCATCGCACCGACACCTCGTGGTCGATAATGGCGTCGATCAGTTCGACGGCGGCAGGGTTCGCCTTGAGGGCGGCGACTTCCGCCAGAATCTGGGCACGCTCCTTCGGGCCGACGACTGTCGCCCCTGCGGGAGCCTCGTTTTCAGCCCACTTCTTGGCTTCTTTGCCAACCTGTCCGGTGGCTGTTAGTGTGTCTGGCGGAGGAGACACCAGCGTCTCAAGGAAGGCATCGCCTTCCTCCAGCCACCGGTGCATGAGAGTGCCGTGATCGAGGGCACTGCTCTGGTAGGGCGGGAGGGTTTTGGCGACGTACCGCTGGTGGTACAGGGTGGTCGAGTCAAGGAGCGTTTTGACTCGGCTGCAAGACCTGTGGGTTTCGTCAGCGTGGTAGTCGGCGTTCGTCTCTTGTCGCCGTATATCGACCGGTCGCACAGGAACCATGTAGGGGCGTGAAAGCCCGGCTCTACATGCTGCTTGTGCGCCCATAGCGAGCGGGTTGCCGGAATCGGGGCTCATTGCGGGGGGGTTGATGCCCTGCATGCCCTCGATACTTTCTGCCTGCTCGATGAGGGGTGCGTCCATGATCTCAGCGTCTCGTTTGGCGGAAAGGTATCTCAGTGAACGTGCTGTCAGCAGTCTCTACTCACACAGCCTGCGACGACTGGCCCGCAACTTAGGAGAGTTGTCGGCTCCATCCTGCAACCGCTACCTGAAGCAGCGGTTAGAGATCGTGTCCTCCGTAACAGTCTCGTATGAGCGTGCCATGCTCATGGTGCTGTGGAACTACGCCGTTGATCGAGGGGTAGTGAAGTCGATCCCCAGAGGAATCGTCAAGGTCAAGGCCCATCGACCGCCGACTAGGGCGTGGACTTTAGAACAGTGCTGTACGGCTGTCAAGGGGACTTTCTCGCTGGATGAAAAGCGTCTTCGCTCGGGGTGCCCGGTGGGGCTATTCCTTCGGTGCTGGCTGCTGCTCGGCTACGAGTCGGGGGCGAGGCGTGGCGACCTCTGGAGGATGACGGCGGACAACTTCAGCGGCGACACTCTGTGGTGGACGCAGCACAAGACGGGCGACCCCCTGCCGAAACTCCTGTCGCAGCCGTGTGTCGATGCTGTCAAGCAGATGCTGTCACTCTCGACTGACCGGACGGTGCTGGCGTGGGCGATCACGGCGAGCGGCGGCAACAAGGTGATGTTCGCCTACCTCAAGAGCCTGAACATCGGCGGGTCGAGCAAGTGGCTGAGGCGATCCAGCGCCACGCACATCGAGATGCTCCATCCCGGCAAGGGCAGGCTGCATCTCGGGCACCGGACGATGGGGCTCGCAGAGCGTGCCTACATCGACTGGACGCAGGTGCGGAGAGACATCCCTCAGCCGCCGCAACTAATCGAATAGCGTCACCGCACCGGTGTCGGACTGCCGCTTCTTGCCCTTCTTCGCAGCGGGCTTGCGTGCCTCCCTGCGCTCGCGGCCCAGTGCCCGGTGAACGGCCAGACGACGCAGTGCCCAGTTCGGCACCATCGGCTGCATCGCTTCGGGTATGAAGACCTGCTTGAACTCACGGGTGTACGGGTCGATGCTCGTCTCGATCTCACGCATCGCATCGGCCAGCGCGTCCTGCTCCGCGACCGTTCGTCGCTTGACGCCTGTCAGTGCGTTGAACCCGGTGGTGAACACGCGGTCGGAGAGCGGGCGGTCGCCTCGCGTGTCAAGCAGCGAGCGGGCGGCATAGAGTGGACGACCGGCGAACGGAAGGTTCTCGACCGTCTTCTCCACGAGGAACGGCACGTCGGCGGTCTGGTCGCCCGTCACGCTGCGGGCGATGGCGTCGAGCGAGGACGTGGAGTCTCCCAGCGGACGGTTGGTGAACAGGTCGGTGTTGATTATTCCCTCGACTGCCATGCGATACAGCGGGTGCAGTTGCATCGCAACCTGCCGCCCAGTCCCCGCAGCGGCACCGCTGAGCGTGCCCGGAGTGGCGATCATGTTGATCTGGTCGAAGCCGGGAAAGTCGATGTCGGTCAGGTACGCCTGCGTGCCCGGAGACGGGACGCCACCGAACTCCTCCGGGATCGGAAACGCAAACTGTGATCGCAGGCCGGACGGGACATAGGTTCCCTCGCCCTCGTCCTGCACAGCCTCAGACGCCTGAAGCAGTTGGCCGTACCGTCCGCCCGGCTGCTCCGATAACTGCCGCAGCACTTCACGGAAGATGCGGCTCTGGAAGGAGTACCATGGGAAGATTCCCTTCAGGTACTTCTTCTCAAACTCCGTGAGCGACGAGTAGTCCACATGGGCACGCTTCATCGCCCTCGCCGCCGCCTGCGGATCGTACCCCTGCTTGAGCAGTTCGATGTACCCGCTGAGGCGGTTGATGCCGTCCGTCAGCGTGTTCATCTGCTCGCCAGCCCGGAGGATCGGGTTCCGCGTCTCGGCCAGCGGATTCAGTTTGGACCGCCACGTCCCGAAGTCCTTGCCGAACTGCTGCCATGACCTGCCGGATTGTGGCGCCAACTCGCTGAGAATGGTGCCGGTGGTGATGGGCGTATCGCCCGGCAGTGCGGACAGAGCCCCCTTCCCCAGCACGCTGGCCCCTGCCTCGTTGAGTTGGTTCGCCCCGATGAGCCCGCTCTGGGCGAGGTCGGCGTAGAACAACTCGACCCCGTCGTCGCCTGCGTACCGCGAGATGCCCTTGAGCGTCCTCAAGAAGCGAGGGCTCTGCGGCCCCTCCTGCATCAGCGCCCTCGCCGCCATGACGCCATCGGCACTGAGGGCACCCTCCAGCCAGTTGCTGACGGCTCCCGAATAGAGATCACGCACCGCTCGGGCGGGCCACGTCAAGATCGAGCCACGCCACGCCTGCGTGTACCAGTCGAGATACTGCACCAGTTTCCTTGCCGCCTCGCCATTGCTGAACGCATCGCGGGCACGCAGCAGACGGTTGACGTGTTCCTCCGGAATGGAGAACTCCGACAGTTTCATCGTGTCGGGGTCGCCGCCAAATATCTGGGAGAGCCGCTGGCGAACGTTGTTTGCCGCCCCTTGCAGCGGACGAGCGGCGTTGCCGAAGTCATCCAGCACGTCGAAGTTGGCGTTGTCGTACGTCTTGAGCCCCAGCCGTTCGATGGCGTCAGCGAGCGAGATGTGCCTGCCGCCGGGAACCTCGCCGTAGACTTGGTTGGTCGCCATCGTGGCAAGCGAGTCCGTGAGCGTTCTGGCCGTCGCCATCGCTTCGTTGCGGCCACGCATGTACGAGCCGATCATCTCGGTCGGGTGCTGTCCGAACAGCGGCGCACGATCCACGACCTCCGCTGGCAGCGAGTGCAGCACGCGAGCGAGGTTGCGGGCCTGCTTCATCTCGATGGGCGGTTGGCCCGGAGCGAGTTTGGCGTTCAGCACGCCCACCAAATGCTGGGCGGCATCATCGTCAGTGGCGGCGAGACGCTTTCCGCCGGAAACGAACTTGTCTCGGGACAGTTCGATGATGGTGTCGCGACCGCCCGGAACCTGCATGGCGGTGGTGCGGCCCATCATGTCGCCCGTCATTGCGGACAGGGCGTTGCCGACCTTGCGGTTGGCCTTGCCCTCCATCTCCAGCAACGCCTCCGCTTTGCGGGGCAGGTAGTCGATGCCGTAGGCGTCACGCATCTCGTTGGCCGAGAGCCCTGCGCGCCTCGACTCGCTGAGGTAGTCCTGCCGGTTGTTGATCCAGTTGTCGGCGTACTCCTTGAGTGCGGGCCGATTCTCGACGTATGCCTTGTCCGCAGCCGTCATCACGCTGGGAGCCCCAGACTCTGCGGCGCTGTAGCCCTCGATGTACCGTCCCAACGCGAGATTGCCTTCCTCGCTGAACACCTCCGGGTGCTGGGCACGCAGGCGGGCGAGTTGGTAGGTGTGGGCACCGGTGGCGATGCCGCCCATCCGCTCCTTCGCGGTGAAGTTGGCGATGTTGGTGAGTTGATCTTCGGCGTCGAGGGCACCGCCAGCCTTGCTGTCAAACATTGCAGCGCTCGCTCTGCCGACAGGGCTCCATCGGTATGCAGCACCCAGCGTGTCGAGGGCGTCGGCGTAGGTGTCGCCAAACCGCTCGCCCAGAAAGTCGCCCACGACGGACGGATCCGAAAAAGGGGCACCAAATCCGAAGGACTTGGACAAGCCGCGTTCGCCACGCAGTCGCTCAAACTCGGCATCCCCCAGCACGCCGCGAAGCGACCGCTCCGTGCCGACTTGGTCGTCGGAGTAGCGAATGAGGTCGTCCAGTGATACGGCCCGCTGGCCCGTTCGCTTGCCGTATAGAGGGCGACCGACAGTTGCCGGGTCGAATGTCGTCAGGTTGCGGCCAGTGGCTTCCAGAGCCTCCCTGTTGCGTCTGGCGACCATCGGCAGGGCTACGTTGTCG